GGCGTGGGTGTGATCCGGCCAGACGATAGGCTTACCGTCACAGCGGGCGATCAGGAAAAACCGTTTACGGATAGTCGGCGCACCGTAGTCGGCTGCTACAAGTTCCCGGTGTTCGATTTCATAGCCCAACGCGCTAAGTTGGCTTTTCCATTTCTTAAAGGTCTGCCCCGCCTTCTTCTTCACTGGCTTGCCCTTGCGTACAGGCCCCCAGGTCTGGAACTCCTCCACATTCTCCAGAATGATGACACGGGGGCGTACCTTTGCCGCCCACCGAAGGGCGATCCATGCAAGGCCACGGATCTTCCGGTCTACCAAAGCCGCACCTTTTGCCTTGCTGAAATGCTTACAGTCAGGGGAAAACCAGGCAAGCCCAACCGGGCGGCCAGCACACACTTCCACCGGGTCAACATCCCAGACGCTTGCCTGGTAGTGGGTAGTGTGAGGGTGGTTCGTCTTGTGCATTAGAATGGCGTCCGGGTCATGGTTTACAGCTATCTCCACCACCCTGCCTGTTGCCAACTCAATCCCAGTGGAAGCCCCACCGCCGCCGGCGAAGTTGTCCACGATGATCTCCTCGCAAAGACTGATCTGGGCTCTGCTCACTTTTCATTCCTCCCAATGACATATACACGCCACGGCTTTCCAACCTTCTTGCAGTAGTCCAGCTCCAGCATCGCACCGGGGCTTTCCTCATATCCGGGAATGAACCGGGCCTCGTCAGCACAGTCCAACATGGCAAAGCAGATCCTCATGTAATCCGCCTGGGTCATTCCGGCCGGGAGGACGGCGGGGTTGAGGGGAATGTTTCCTTGCCTATCCTCATAGTTTGCAAAGACCTCGAACTTCTCCCGGTAATTTTCATCACCGGTGATCTTTCCGGCTATATAAATCTTCATGGTTTTTTCTCCTTGTTAATCAAGCTTTTCGGCTTATTTTTCTGACAGAATCGATGTATGAAACGGTTTAATTTTTCGACAGACGGGCACTGTCACTTTTGTAAACCATTTTTTGAACAGTGAAACCGTTGCGCCGCAATCGTTACATGGCTGTTAATAGGCGTTTTCACTATCCTCCAGTACTGCAGGGGATAGTAGAGACGAGATTTTTGACAGGTTATTCGCCGTCCATCTTCGCCCCGCAGTTGGGGCAGCTCAATTTTTCTTTTATGACACAGCGCAAGGTTCTCTTGTGGATTTTATGTCCCAACAACTTTTCCGCTTTGGACAACGCCTCAGAATATCCGTCTGCATACACCGTTATATCAATCGGATCATCGCTTGAATAATAATAGGGGTCAACACACGCTACATATCCGGTGAAGCGATACTCAGCCATTGTCCTTTTCCTCCATCAGCTCGCAGTCATAGTCCTCCGGGGGCACATCGGCACAGTAGTCACACTCGCCGTTGCAACAGACACCGAACCAGCCATCCAACCAGCGGCAGTTCTTTCCGCACTCAGGCATTTTTCAGCGCCTCCTTCATGTCCTATACATAGATTTTCGGTGGTCTCTGGATCTCAACGCCGATAGGCCGCCAAAGATGTAGGCAGTATGGATGATTATTCACATAATCGGCCTCGGGAGGGTGATACTGCACCACACACTCGTCCTCAGAAAAGAACATATCCTTGATGACGCACATCTCATCCCAAGTAGGGCAGCTCTGTCTTTTGCGGTTGCAGGGGCTTACACTCACATGCTCCCAACCTCCACCGTTACTGGCAATACAGAAAAATGATCTCCCTCCCACAAACACCTTGAACATCCCGTTTCCGCTGTCACCCCGATGACCGTAATACTTTAGCTCGTCAGAGGTACAACGGTATTTATCCAGAGTATGGAGATCTCTCATTCTGCCCACCCGTCCAACAGGACTTTTTCCATTGTGTCATCAAGTTCGGCAGAGCGGATAACAAAATCAGCCATCCGCAGATTTCCGTCATATACAGGAACCTCTTTCAACTCAAGCAGCCGCCTGAAAATGACCTCTGCCCCAGCGGGCATATCTGCCAGAGCTTTCATCAATTCATAAACTTTCATGTCATATCCTCCTTGTTCATGTTAGGCTAAGGCCTTCCGTGGGCGGCCACGGCTCACAGAAGGCAGGCCATTATTTTTACGCCACTTCCAAATTGTTCTTGGGTCAACACTGAGCATACGGCCAATATCGGTATCGTTGTATCCGGCAGCGTAGAGATCGCCAGCGTAGGAGTCATCAAACGAGCAATGCCGCCCTCGCAGTTCCCCGGTATTCTCGCCACCGTAGACCGCATAGGTTCCTGCTTCAAGATCCTCCACAACAACGCAGTATGACCTGTTCCTGCCACTCTTGACCTTGGAGACCATAGACTGGAACGAATTTACGGAACAGCCGAGATAGGCAGCACACTCCAAAGCAGAGCCTATCACAACGAGCTTGTCCTGGTATGCCTCATATACGGTGTACCAGGTTGATGATCTTCGTCTACCCATGACCGGCCTCCGTGTATGGGCTCGGAAGGCTCCAGTCCCAATAGGCCTTGTCAGAAAAGCCGATGCGGAAGTGGTTATGCACCCCATCCCCATGGAAGAAAAGATACTCCTTGGGGAGGACACGCCCAACATCGGCCTCTCCGGCCTTCTCCCGCTGCCATCTGGAGATCACGTCCTGAACCAGAGCGAGAATGCCGTCCTCCACGGGGTAATCAGGGGAATAGCCCTCAAACTGTCCCTGTTGAGAGACAACGCCGATGATCGTGTCCGGGTAATATGGGTCATCACTATCCACCCGATTGAGCACGCACCATACAGCGGCGGCCTGCTCCGTTGTGGAACAGCCACGAGCCTCCCCCCATACCATCTTGGCGAGGGCGATCTCGTCCTCACTGGCAATCGGATCATCCACGTCATCGCTCTGCGGCCCTTCCGGGGGAACCGTCACCTCCACGGGGATCTCCTTCACGACTGTGATAATCTCAGGCTCGACAGCGACAGCGAACGCCTGCGTAGCCCACGAGACAAAGCAGAGGAGGGAGATGATACCGGAGATGACCGCAATGAGTACCGAGGCCATGAGAGCGATGAGCAACCGCTTATCAGTGTCATCCATCTCAGATCCCCCCATTGCCAAAGAGGGACAGTTGACCAACGCTCAAGATGTCGTTGCAGTTGGCGACCATCTGAGAGAAGTAACTCTCTTTGAGCTCCACGGCAATCGCTCTGCGGCCCTGTTCCAGGGCGATATAGGGCTCAGAACCGATTCCACCGAACGGGGAGTACACAATATCGTCCGGGTTGGTATAGAGCCTCACAGCACGCCGAATGACCTCAAGCTGGAGCGGGCAGATGTGCTTCTCGTCCTTGTCATCTCTGGACAGCCGTGCATTGAGGACATCAGTACGCCGAATATCGAGCCAACAGGGAGAAGCGAACTTCTGCCATGTCTCAAGGTCAAGCACCTGGCGAGGACTGCCGCCGGCCTCATCGGCTTCTTTTTCGGAGCGGTAGTGCTTCACGGGCTCGGGGTTGACGCCGTCATTTTCCCATTTGCGGAACAGGAGGAGATACTCCGGCATACCAGATCCGGAAAGAGAAGCGTCACGCTGAAGCTGACAGTAGAGCAGTCGCTGCGTTTTCGTTTTCTGCATCTCAAGGACGGGATCAGTCCAAATCACGAACTCGCTGTGATACTGGAATCCGGCAGCCTCGAAGTGACGGATGATGTCCCCCCGGAAGTCATACCAACCGGAGGCGCCGTGGCTCGTCTTGTACCTGGCCAACTGTTTACAGTGGACAGCGCAGATCCGGCCGGGCATAAGTACACGGTACAGATTCGGGATGAGATAGTCGAACTGCTGGAAGAACTCAGCCTCATCACGGCAGTTTCCCATGTCCCGCAAGTCATCGGAGTAGATGTACAGGTTTGCAAACGGCGGGGAGAATATCTCGAAGTGGATGCTGTTACTCGGCATCTGGCTCGTCAGGTCAACGCAGTCGCCATTGTAGAGCGCATACCGGTCATTCTTTTCGCATTTCATGCAGACACCTCCAACCAACCGGGCAGCTCCGCAATCTGCGGTTTGAGATCCAACGTAAAGCTGCGGCCATGAACGGCTCCGGTCTGATATTCTTTCATCGCCTGGGCCATGCTCTCGCCCATAGCGGCCTTCATCTTGGCCTTCTCGTCAACCACATCGAGGATATGGCGCTCTGTATCGCCCAACACACGCCAGATCTTCACCGGCTTGTCCTGCCCAAAGCGATAGAGCCTGCGGACGGCCTGATAGTAACTCTCGTAGCTGTAGTCCATCCCACAGAAAATGGACTCGTGGCAGTTCTGGAAATTGAGGCCATATCCGAAGATGGACGGCTTGGAGATCAGAACACGCTTACGGCCTTCCACGAAGTCCATAGCGGCCTTCTCTTTGACATCGGCCCTGTCGCTGCCACGAACCTCCACGGAGTCAGGGATGATCCGCTTGAGTACATCGGCTTCATCGTTCTGGTAACACCAGACGAGTACCTGACCATCTGCCTGGGCGGCAAGCTCGGCAGTTCTCTTCGTCCGAATATCCAGAGTGCGCTTCTTTTCCTTGTGGAATCCAGTCGCTGACATATCGACCTTTTGAGCGGCGGCCTCCATGTCAAGGGCAGAGCCAGTGGAGAGGATATTGTCAATCTCCTCCAGGGGAGGGAGCTCATAGCCCTCATCTCCGTATCCGATATCTGACGGCTTAGAAATGCAGACTGCCCAGGAGGCGACCCACTGCCAAAAGTCCTTCTCAGCATGACCTTTCAGCCGATAGTGACCGCTGTTCCTCTGATCCGCAATGAACCAACAGGACAAGGCCTCATTGGAGCGCATGATCCCGAGGAACTCGGCGTGATTCAGCAACTCCATCAGATCGTTGGGCGCCGGAGTAGCAGTTGCGGCGAGGCGGTATGGCGTATCCTTGAACGCCTGAATGATTTGCCGTTTCACCTTCCCGGTGTAGGCCTTCAGGATAGAGCTCTCATCCAGCACAACGCCAGCGAACCTCGATGTATCGAACTTGTCCAGCTTTTCGTAATTCGTGATGTTCACGCCGTTCACGATGTCGGCGTCCATCTCGGCCAGATTGACATCAATGCCGAACTTCTTTCCCTCACGGACGGTCTGTTGGGAGACGGCAAGGGGGGCAAGGATAATTACCGGACTCTCAGTCGCCTGATGAACCTCTCTGGCCCATGTGAGTTGCTGCGGGGTTTTCCCCAGGCCGCAGTCCTCGAAGAGGGCCGCACGGCCATTCTTACAGGCCCAGGAGGTCACATCCCGCTGCCAGGGGAAAAGCTTTCCGAAATCGCCGCTCGGAGCAAAGCCAGTATGCTCAACGGCTCGGGTCTTTTTCTGCAAAAATTCAACGTATCCCACGTTAATCCTCCTTCTGTCCACGCATAAACTCCCGGAGGCGCTCCATCTCTTCCCTTGCACGCTTATCAGCATCACCCGGTTTATACCTCGGGTCAATGTAGACGCCGGACTTTTTCGCCCGGAACATAGTGTCCTCCTGGGCAACCTGTTCAACGGTAGTAATACCGTTAATCTTCCACTGGGACAGGATACTTTCGACATAGGCAAATGTACGCCCTTCACGCTTGACGGCCCTATCGATTGCCAGTTGAACAACATCAGATCCTAAAGCGGCAACGTAGCCGGCAAGCTTTTTGCGCTGGGCGGGGGTAATGGCTCCGATTGAAGCCACAAAAACAGACTCCACTTCAGAACAGCCAGCGGCGGCACAGCCGCCATCACTGCTTTCTGCTTTCTGCTTTATGTCTTCTGCTTTATGTCTTCTGCTTTCTGTATTGGCATACCGTTCCCCATACTCTATATCAAACTGTTTACCATACCGTTTACAAAACCGTTTCAGCACAGAAGAATACAGAGTAGAGAGCTTAACCATAAGCGGCTCAACCTCTTCAAGCATTTCTTCCCACAAATCACAGTCTGGTAATTCGGAACTTTCTGCCAGTTTTGCGGCCTTAATTTCCACGTTGGGGTTCGGTATAGGGTTGCTGTCCAAAAACTTTTTTATAAGAATCATGGAATCATTTTCCGAGTATGAGACCAAATTTTTCATTTTTAAGGAATCAATTATCTTCTTTACGGTCTTCAAACTCAATTCCAAGTCCTCGGAGATGTAGCTCAAAGGCAGCCGATAAAAGCCAATGACATTCCGGTGAGAGCAGGAAAACAGATAGATGTAAACAAGCCGCTCAGTTGAATTGAGACCTCTGCGGCGAAACATCGACCATATACGGTCATGGATTTTTGTGTACATCGTTCCACCCTCATTTCTTTGGACAGGCTTTTACTTGGATACCCGGACAGGCATACTCCACAAGGCCGACCATAGCTGACTCATTGGAGCAGGCATCGGACAGATGGAGCAGGTAGACCTGCTTACACCGCCGCAGATCAAGCGATTTCAGGTACTCACAGAGGCGCATGACCTCCATGTGGTTATTGCGTATGCGCTTCACTACCTTATCGGGGATATGCGTTGCACGGGAAAGGATTTCATCCTCGAAATTGCACTCGATAGCGATGTAGTCGAGGTTGTCCACCCTATAGGCCAGGGCAACGGTATCCGTGGCAAACAACATCCGCTCCCCATCGACATGGCTCCGGATCAGAAAGCCGACGGACTCACAGGCATCATGCCAAGTGCGGAACGGAAGAACCTCAAGAGTCCCGATCAGAACGCTATGGTACTGATTTCCGTCCTTCCGCTGGAAGGTGCGAATCCCATCACACTCCAGCTTGCCGGCAGTGCCTTCGGTGGCATACACCGCAACGCCGTTCTTGATGAGGTCAGCATGGCATTTGGCGTGATCTCCATGTTCGTGGGAAAGAATGCACCCGGCAAAAGACGATGTATCAAAGCCGGTCAGCTTTTGAAGGCGGCGGTAAGGGACACCGCACTCAACAAGAATGCGGGTCTCCTTATCGCTCACAATATAGGCATTTCCGGCCGAGGAACTCGCCAGGGATTCAAACTTCATATCGGGCACTCCTCTTCGGCTTGCAGTTCAGCAACGGCAGCAGTGACCTCAGGCGGGGTCTCCTCAAATTCAACCTTCTCCCTGGGGGTATGGAGCTTCTGATACTGCGTGGACTTCTTGATCTTCTCCTGTACCCATTCAGGGAGAGCGTCAAAAACGCCATCATCCCAGGCATCCATATCCCAACGAACGAACGCTGACTCCGTAGTGGGCACGGGCATCCCCTTCGGGATCGCCATGATATTGTCGATGTTGGCATACTGCCCATCCTCGCTGAGGACGACCTGAAGCTGACAAGCCTTCCCAAGCTGGCCGAACAGGTCAAGATCTCCGAACTCGGAGTCGGAATACTGCGTGCCGTTCCAGCTACTCAGGAACTTCCGGAGGTTGCTGCGGCTCGAAGTGGCCACGCTGAAAGTCCGGGACAACTGGCGGGGCTTGACCTCACCATCAATCTCGACAGTCTCACCGACAAGCTCCCAAACGAACTGGACATCATTGGAATACTTCTTGAATTTCTCGCTGTACTGGTCTCCCAGGTCAATGACGCCCACGCAGATCCCGATGTAGACCCCTGGAGCAACCGGGGGAATAGACGGTTTTGCCTTATCCTTAACCTTCATATTCACACCTCAATTCCTTGTCTTGCTCGGACACGACCAGCCGAATGACCTGGGTATCAATGTCCAGAAGCCGGGTTACACGCTCAGCGTTATCGATGAACAGAGGCACGCTGACTCCGTAGTGGGCAGAAAGGGCAGAGATAACATCCAGACCGGCATTGACCTTAGCTCCATCATTCAGGCCATCATTGTAGGGAACGCCGTTGACCGTAGCCTCACAGCAGTCAACCACCCCGCCGTTGATTTGCTCATCGAACAACTTCCAACGGACGAGGTTGAACATCTTGTTGACGGACTCCTCGATGTACTGCGCCTTGTAACGGGTGAAATCGTCACACAGAGTGAGGAGGCGGTCAATCTCCTCCATCTTCTCTGCCTTGGCCTTGGCATCATCCATGAGCTGTTCCATACGGGACTTTGTCCGCTGCAGAACGGCCTCGTTGGCAATAGACTCCTGGATCGCCTTGACCTCATCCTCAAGGGAGTGAACCTTATCGGCAGTCGCCTGACGGACACTGGAGCTCTTCTGCATGACCTCAAGGATCTCAGCGGCTACATGGGCAAGAGATCCCTCCAGGTCATTCCTGCGGCGCATATAGTCCGGCATATCCTTCACGCCGTCCTCAGAAGGGCAGGCGGCAATCTCATCCGCAAGCTGGGCAATCCGATTTTCAGCGGCTACAGCCCTCTCAATGGCCTTTTCGTGGCGATCCTTGGCGCCGACCATCATATCTTTGTAGACCTTGCTCTTGCTCTCAATGCCATTCAGCACGGTGGCCTGGGTGAGATCATAGTCCTTCTTGGCCGCCTCAAGCTTGTCCCCGGTGAGGGGCTGACCACAGGTAGGGCAATTCTCACCGGTGAATTTATCTGCCTTGACCGCCTTCCAATCTGCCCTACATTTCTCGATCTCGCCCTCACAGGTGGCAATCAGGGACTTCTCCTTATCAATATCCCCGGTGGCCACCGTAAGAGCCGTTTCAGCCTTCCTGCGCTCCTCCTCCAGGGCCTTGCGGTCAACGGAGGGGGCATGAGACTGGATATAGGCTTTGTTTTCATTCTCCAGAGCGGCGATCTGGTTCCGGATGTTGGCCTCCTCATTTCGCTTTTGGGCAAGGAGGCTGTCATTTTCAAGGGCGATCAGTTCAGCGTTCAGCTTCGCCAATTCAGCCCTCCGCTTTTCAACCTCAGACCGGAGAGCGGGAAAGTCATACCCCTCCAGCTCCACCACCATCTTTTGACACTCATCCAGGCGGGCGGGGATTTTCTCCCGCTCGACATTGTATCCCTTGCGCTCAGCGGCAAGGCGCTTCTTAAGGTCATCAACGCTCAGCCGGCCGCAGGCCTTTGCAAGAGCGTTAAACCGAGCGGTATTCAACATGATCTCGGCATCGCTGGACACATGGGAAATGTCGAAGAGTGTAGCACGCCGTTCCTGCCACTTCAGGCCAGAGCAAAAAAAGGAAATGCTTGTGAGGAGGCGAAATGCCTTCTCATCAACGAACTGGGCAACATGATCCTCAAACTCGTACTTCTTACAGGGAACGCTGTCAATGAAATAGTCGCAGGTGTTGCCATCGTAGGACTTGTCCACCCCGCCACGCTTCGTACTCCACCGCTCATAGTACTGCTTAGCGAGGAACATACTCGCCCCATCGATATTGATGTAGGCTTCTACACTGGTGACAGCGGCGTGATCTCGGATACTGCCATCGGGGGCAAGGGGCTTGATCTCAAAATCAGAACGGCCAAGAGAGTCCTTGCCAAACAGCAGCCAGGTCAGAGCATCGTAGATGGTGGTCTTGCCGGCGGCGTTATCGCCATAGATAGTCATGTTGCGGCCATCCGGGGACAGTTCAAGGTGAGAACACCCCTTAAAGTTGTCGATGGAAAGCCGCTCCAGGGTGATTTTACGCATTGTCATCGCCCTCCTTACTGCTGCCGATATCGGATTTGAGGGAGGCACAGTACGAGGCCAGACTGCACAACAGCTTGGGGGGCAGGCCGACCTCCTTGGCAAGGACGATGGTGAGGCAGACATAAGCATCCAGCAGATCCTCACCACGGCCCTCAATCTCAGTGTGGACTTCCCGCTTATCGGAGTTGCTGGCGGGCTCTGCAACGGTGATCTTGGAAAAAAGGCGGGCTTTAATGAACTTATCCATATTGACTTTTACCTCCTGTTGCCTTACAATGAAGGCGGTTAATCGGTTTGATTTACCTGCCGCTCTCAGTGCTGCAATCACTGGGGGCGGCGCTTTTTTTTCGTTGTGGCCTCCCATAGGGCCACCATTTTGTTGGTGTCACCGGAAAGGCCTTTGCCGATGACACGTACCATCCCGGCCTGCCGAAGCTCCGTGAGTCGAGGCCGTACGCTGTTGGGATCTCTCATACCCAGCCGGGACATGATTCGGTCAGCGGTCATGGGGCCGTGCTGGACAAGGCACCAGTAGATCATGTCTTGCCTGGGGCCGAGTTGGGGCCTGATATCATCGTAGGCGGCCCGGCGTGTCTCTGCGGTAATACTCACTCTCTCACCTCCTCATAAGGAACGCCAAGGATCTCGCAGACCTCCCGGCCGGTCAGGAGGAACATTTTCTATCCCTCCTCAGGCGGGATAGGCGTAATCGACCAAAGCTTTGAGCTGCTGGAAGTTGATATTGCCATCCTTCGTAGCCCGCTCCAGTACGATTTCTTTCAGCTTGGGCCCAACGCCGTCCAAGGCGTTCATGTAATCTTGATAGGTAAATTTGGTTTTCATGCTGGACTCCTTTCCTTGCCTCCCAAGTTCAGATATGGTAAAATCAGAACGAAAGGAGGAATTAGCTTTGAAATGGTGGAAAAAGGTCAAAAATTTCTTTGCGAAAAGGTATTACATACCCGGGGTAGATCACTTAAATCAGCTTGTTGAAACGTCGGCTTCAAAAGAGCGAACTGATTTTAGGAGATTTCTGATTACCGCTATACTTACTGCGATATCCGCCCTCGCAGCTATTGTCGCCGCAGTCGCCGCAGTTCTTACTTACATCAAAACTTGAAGAAAGAGGCACCGAAATGACAAATAGACAAGCTGAAATTTGCAAGGCGGTCGTGAAGCACAAAAGATTGGATATCATCCTTGAAGAAACAGGAATACCGGATTATATAGTGCTTCAACAAGAACTGGGGAACGGTTGCCTCGTTTTCGATGATATCGAGGATGATGAAACGGAGGTAACCCTCTGCAACGAGCTACAGGAAGAATTTGAAGAAAGAAAACGCAGGACAGTTGATGTGTGGATAACCAGACTCCTCTCCATCGCTGCAATCATCATTTCCGTCATTGCCCTGTTTCGCTCGTAGGTCGGTCATACGGCTCAAGGATCAACATAGGCGGAAGAATGACACAGCGCTTCATAGTTTTCTTTGTGAGAGACTCTTCGAGCCTTGCAAGATCACCTGATTTCAGATGTACGGAAGAGTGGAACACCAAAATATCGGCATCTGCTGGGACACATAGAACTTCTCCCACCTCGACCACTGCTGAATCATCTGTTTCGACCAATAGCCTCACTTTCTCATCCTCCTGCCACTGCCCTTTTCTGATTTTCGCTCAAAGGCCTCCAAATCCTCCTTGCGAAATACATAAGGGCCATATCTGTTTCCCCCCAGATTGATGGCTGTGAGCCTTCCGGCCTTTACCCAGCGAGCAACCGTAACTGGGCTGCAGCGGTACATTTCGGCGACCTCTTTAGTTGTAAAGCAGCGTCCTGTTTTGTCCATCGCTTTTCCTCCTTAGTCCCATTTATAGGACTGTACTTTTGGTATAATCCTCTTATCCGGAGAAGCTCATCATCAAGACTCTATTGCCACCACCCCTCCAGTTTTTTCTTGCACTATATCCAGTTTAACTGGATTTTTGTTGCAAAAAAAGAGAGTCCACACTGTCAACGCCATAGACCTCGCAGAGTTTCTGCAACTGCACAGCTTTTGGAGAAGTCTTTCCTTTTTCCCATTTCAGAACGGTAGAAACATCAACGCCAATACGTTCCGCAGCTTCTCTTTGGCTCATTTCGGCGTTGACCCTTGCGGCTTTCAAAGAAATCTGCATTGTGCCACCTCCTTCCTGTTTCTACATTATAATCCAGTTTAATTGGATTGTCAATAATAAAAATGGATTTTTTCAAAAAAATATTGCTTTTTGTCCAGTATTACTGTATAATCCAATTACAACAGGAAGGGGAGTGCAGTTAAAATGTCCGAGGCTGAAAGCAAGAGAATATTTCAAATGCGGTTCAACGAACTGCTTGACCGGGAGCGTATTTCTCAAAAAGAAGTAGCTGTAATTTGTAATGTTTCTACATCGACCGTATCAACGTGGAGCAAGGGCCTAAATATGCCGAGAATGGATAAAATCGAGATACTTGCCAACCACTTTAATCGTCCAAAGTCCTATTTTATCGAGGAGCATGATGAAGGTGTCTCCTTTGATGACTTCACCTATGCCCTACAGAACGAAGCGAAGACCCTGACCGATATGGACAAGCAAATCCTTCTATCAATGGCGAAACAGTTGAATGAAGCGAGGCAGAAGAAAGATGAGGGAACTGACTGATATTTACAAATGGTTCGAGGATAGGGATATTTTACTGTTTGACCGTCAACTGCCGTTCAGTAATGAGCAGTCGAAGGCCGTGACAATCCGACTGTGTAGCAGCGGGGTCACTGGCGTATTCGTAGACCATGGCCGTGTGGATACCGCCGCCGAGGAAGCTGTGGCGCTGCTGCACGAGGGCGGCCACTGCGCCACTGGCACCACCCACGCCATCGTCAGCCCGTTTGATCTGATAGCAAAACACGAATACAAAGCGGACAAGTGGGCCGTCATGGGCGCCGTCACCAAAGAGGAACTGGACAACGCTCGCAGAAGCGGCTACCGAGAGATTTATGAGCTGGCCGAGTATTTCAGCCTCACCGAGGCCTTCATGCGGAAGGTCGTCTGCTGGTACGACCACGGAAATCTGGATGTTGAGTTCTACTACCCAGAAACTTCCCCAGCTTAAATGGAAATAAGTTACATATTGGTCTCGCATTTGAGTGGCTTTTATTGGACTTTGAAAAATTTTGTCGAATTTTGCGATAAAAAATGTTGACAAACCCAATCCAAGGGCATAATATATAAGGGCAACGAGAGTTCCTCGTGGCACCATTTATCGAACCCTTGGGCGAGGCCTCCCACTTTTTCGGGATGTGCCAACCTCAAGGGTTTATTTTTATCAACAGGAGGCTATTTATGAAACAGGAAAAGACAAGAACTACTGCTATCCTCATTGATGGAGGATACTATCGCGTTCGTTCCCGAGCTTTGTGGGGTAGCAAATCTGCTCCTGATAGAGCGCAAGAGCTTTACGATTATTGTATGCTCCATATCACAGAATCTACTGAACCGAGAGACCTATACCGGATTTTTTATTATGACTGCCCACCAATGACTCGAACTCTTACACATCCTCTTACCGGCAACAATGTAGATTTTTCCTCTCTCCCTGGTACAAAATGGTCAAATGATTTTTTCCGCTCTTTTGTCGAAAAACGAAAAGTTGCTTTGCGCATGGGAGAACTTGCTGAATCAACCGCAAGTTATGTCTTAAGGGATTCTGCCCTTACCGATCTATTAGCAGGAAAAAAGACCATCGACTCTTTGAAAGAAGATGATTTCCGTGTTGAGGTAAAACAAAAGGGGGTTGATATGCGTATCGGCCTTGATGTTGCATCTTTCGCACAAAATAGATTAGTAGATCAAATCGTTTTAATCGCCGGCGACAGCGATTTTCTTCCCGTTGTAAAAATGGCCCGCAAAAGCGGGATTGATGTTCTTCTGGACCCCCTCAAACAATTTCCAAAAAGGAATATGCAGGAGCATATTGACGGCATTGAAAGTTTTACCGATTCGATGTATCCAGCAGAAGAAGGATAAGAAAAAACCGCCCCCGGTGCTACCAACACCGAGAGCGGAAAACGCAAGAAACCGAAGCCGACCAAGACCAAGGCCCCTTTGCGCCCTTAATTGTATCACATTGGGTGCCGGGGCGCAAGCAGAAAGGAGTGCCCTATGGCAAAAAAACTGAATGGAGAAGGATCTCTCCGCCAGCGGAAAGACGGCAGCTGGGAATACCGCATCACTATCCCGGGAAGAAAGTCACCCATGTCATTCTATTCCCGTGATGCCGATGGGCGAGGCGCAAAACGGAAATACAATGCCTGGCTCAAAGCAACCGGCGGCCGTGCGGTCGATCAGGTACTCACCGTCCAAAAGTGGGCAGCTTCCTGGTTGACCCTCAAAAAGTCCACCATCGCTTATGGCACATACGAAAACTATGAACGATATGTCAATGATTTCATTCTCCCGGCTATCGGCAATATGAAACTGGAGGCGGTGCGCCCATATCACATTGCGCAGCTATATGCCGACCCAAAGGTATCGAAGTTGTCCAATTCAGGTAAGAACGAGATCCGTGTGTGCCTCAACGGGATTTTCAAGTCAGCCAGAAAAAACCGCCTCTGCACCGAAAACCCCGCTGAGGATGAGACCTTCTCCCGGAAGCAAGTGCCCCCTCCCCAAGTTTTTTCTCTTGAAAATGTGCGAGCCATATTGACTTATGCTCCATCCCATAAATGGGGACACTACGCCAAAGCAGCGCTCCTAACAGGCCTTCGAACAGAGGAGCTGTGCGCTCTCATGTGGTCTGACCTCTCCCTGGACAGTGACCCGCCCTATGCCCGTATCCATCAGGTCATTGCCAAGGAGGAGAGCCAGGGGCCGGATACGGTTCTCCCTCCGGATAAAACTGGAAAGGAAAAACGGAAGCGAACCTATGCCTTGCGGGATCAGACCAAGGGGAAAAAGGAACGGATTGTTGTCCTAACGGAAGAGGGCGCCGACGTATTCCGCTCCATTTCAAAGGAAGGGATTTTTGTCTTTCCCGGCCTCAAGGGGATGGTCTATCTAACTCCACCCCAGTTTGCACATCGTTGGCAGACCGTGCTCCGGGATCTTAACCGTACCCTTGAGGCAGAAAAGCAGGTTCCGCTGCTCTCCCCACATAAGGCCCGTCATACTTATGCCACCTATCTTCTCAGCGGTGGTGCTAATATCCGGGCGGTTCAGGAACAGCTTGGTCATGCGAAGCTGTCTACCACGCAATTATATACCCATGTAGATTTGGAATCCAAGCGAGACAATGTGACGAAGCTACAGTATTAGGAGAGGAGGTGCCTGAAGTAGGCACCTCCTCTCTATCGTTATTGTTCAGTCCTTTTTCTGGGACGTCGGTTAATTATCTGTTCTTTCATTGTAACCCATCGGCAGTTATCTGGAGAATAACCTTTGTCATTATCAATGCGATCTATGCTCAAATCATCCTCATAACCGTGAGACATAGCCCAGTCATAGAAGGCCTCAAAATCATAAATCCACTCTTTGCAGACATGGATACCACGACCGCCATAGTATTTATAATTTATTGTTTTCGGATTATTACAGCGACTTTTAATAGCACACCAAATACGATAAATTCTTGTACGGCGTTTTCCATGTGTTTGCACTGCTGCAATTACTCTCTCTATCTGTAGGCAACCACAACTTTGAACAGTTCCGTTGCGAAGGCGTACTCCGTCAGTAATAGTTTCATTTCCGCATTTACAACGGCACCGCCATGTAGCTCTTTTGGACTTATCACTTCCCACCCGCTCTATAACAGAAAGATATCCAAACTGCTGACCTGTGATGTCAATAAATTTTCCCATTACAGGCCTCCAAAAAAGTCAAACAGTTTTTCAGCTACTTCTGCATCCTCCAACCGTTCCTGAGCCAGTTTCTCCGCCTCTGGACTTTTTAGCCCGGCAAGAGCCACCGCCTCTACCTCCAATCGGGTATAGAGTACCCTCATAGCCTCAATGGTAGCAGTGAGAATATCGGCTGGGATAGCATATCTCGCTCCTTTCATTTTTGCACCGCCTTCTTCCCAGCCCGGTAGCCTTTAGCCATGCCAAACTTAAACGCCATACAAACAGAATCAATGGAACCCCTATAGTGGGCCAGCGCAAGTATTTCATTGAAACGAAGTGAATAATGCCCTGTAACCTCTTTAGGGATTTTGGTCGTTTTGATGTACGCTGCCATCTTTTCCAATGTGCTCATACTGCCACCTTCTTTCCAGATAGCGGGCCAGTAGCAGCACTTTGGTTAAAAGCATCTAAATCCTCCTGACGGAACACATAAGGGCCATTGCGATTGCCACCCAGATTGATGGCAGTAAGTCGCCCACGTCGAACCCAACGAGCTACCGTAGTCACACTGCAACGATAGAGCTTGGCAACTTCTTTTGACGTTAGAAATACCTTTTCCATAATAACCTCCTTGATTTTTCCCAAGAAGGCTGATAGAATAGATTTATCAACCTCTTGGGGTTGGTGGATAAGACAATCGGGATTTGCTTGCGAGGCGGCCCGGTTGTCTTATTTTTTTAATTTGCCGTACTGTTCCTTGATTCCCTTTCGGACTATTTCAGATCGGGATAGATTTTCTGTTTTGCAACACATATCAAGCTGTTCCAAAGTCTCGCTGTCCATTCTCACCCGAAGCATATAATCCTTTGGGTTTTCGGAAACCGGCCTACCTTTTCCAGCAACCACCTATTCACCGCCTTTCTTGTTGCTACAAAAATTATATATTGTAGCAACAGAAATGTCAAGAGGTTTTTTGAATATTCTTCACCTTTTAATGTTGTTTCCATTATCTTCCTTGACACCCAAAAAGTAATATGTTAGAGTAAACGCATGCAAAGTATTACAAAAAATATTTGGGTGCGGTTTGGGTAATGCGCTTTTGGGTGCGAAGGAGTTTATGATGAGGCAACGGATTGCCGCCATAGATTGGCAGACTGTAAATCTGTTGCGTATCGCTTCGGTGGTTCGAATCCACCCTCCTCCACCAATAAGGAAAACCCGCTTCATCCAAAGGATGAGGCGGGTTTTTTCATGTTCGCATTTGATATGCAAACAAGCCCAAAGAAATGCAAAATACTGCAAAATTTTTGGGTGGAAATTTGGGTAGAACCACACACCCAAAAACGGTGCCGAGGCCCTCCTTTGGCATGGCGTAAATCCCGAAAGAAAAAAGAAAGGATGAACGTTATGTCTACTGCAACGTCGAGCAAAGTTCAGAATGGACTTGAACTACAGATTGGCGATTTACTGCGCCGGATCGGAATTTCCGGGAAGCTGAGCGGTCACAAACACCTCACGGAATCTATTGCCCAAACAGTACATGATCCAAATCGCATCCGATACATCACTAAAGACCTATACCCCGACCTTGCAAAGTTGTATGGCAGTACAGCTTCCAAAGTCGAACGGGCCATGCGAACAGCAATAAAGGTTTGGTGGAGAAGTGGAGATCGCAAACTGTTTGAAGATTTGATTGGCTTCGAACTATCGCAGCGCCCCACCAACAGCGAGTTTATTGACCTTCTGGCAAACTACTTCCGGCATCATATCTGAGCTTTGGGCGGGGATGGCAGTCCCCGCCCACTTTTTACATGGGCTTAAGATAATCTCCATTCCTGACACTTCGTTTTTTACATACCGGGCATTTGTAGTTCTCCGCTGCTTTTTCCAGTCTACCAAGTTTTCCACAATGGGGACAGTAAACTTCCTGCGTTCCCTTAATCTTGCTATATCCTACTCCCAGCAGCCCACATGAGCCTATCATGGCAAATATACCGATGGGGAAGAAGAGAAATAAGGCGAAAAGGGACGCGACTCCTCCCACAACCCCTAATGCCAACACGGCAATTCCACCACCAATATTAACCTCAGTTTCTCCAATCTTAGTCGGAGCCGGACTGGATGTAGTGGATAGAATATAGCCACAATGCGGACAAGAAGGCGTAGACTCAGATATTTGCTTTCCGCATTCCGGACAGGTTATTAGCGCCATAATAACACCTCCTTCCCTATAATATACCTTCTTTGGAGCCCGAATTTTAGATAATGCTGTCGTTTGTAAATATTGTTAGTTATCTTTGGGATAATAATATCATAGTTGATGTGCTACTGTCAACCAAAGGATTATAGTCATGTTTGGGATGTGGTAGCTTTATGAGATTGTTAACATTAGATGGAAAATGTAATTCCTGCGGCGAGCGAGTTCGCGTCGCAAGAGAAAAATTAGGGTTATCCCAAGAGCAGTTGGCCGCAAAAGTTCAACTACAAGGGCACTCCTTAACCCAAAAAGCCATTAGCAGAATTGAATCTGGTATTCGGGTTGTTCCCGATTTTGAGGTACCATTATTAGCTGCTGCGCTTAATGTAAATCCACTTTGGCTACTGGGTATAAGAGATGATGACAATCAGGTTAAGTAGCTGAATCCAACAGAGCAGCGACGGACTTCACAAACCGTCTTAAACACCGGCACGCCCATTTTACCAGCGTTTTTGTAACCACCCAGTAAAAAGGAAGGTGTCAATCAATTTCGTGGCACTTGTCCATATAAGGGCAATGAAAGAGGATACCTAATTGGTGTCCTCTTTTTTACAAATATGCTTGACAACATCCGAACTTACATTTATAATAATTGTAAGTTTGGAGGTGACTGATATGGAACGCACTCTGGCATTCAGAATCGACGAGGAACTTCACCGTGAATTAAAAATCGAACTTGTTCAACGAGGAATTACGCTAAAAGGTTATGTGTTAGGGCTAATCGAAAAGGATTTGCATGGTGATGAAACTGGTGTTGACATTGCTGTAATAAGGGCGAAAACTCGTCAAATTCAGCTATGCACACAGGAGCTTGCCGATTTGGTAGGCGCATAATGAAGAGTCTCGGTCGATAATATACTCGGCCGAGACTTTTTCATTCTTTATTCCCTCTCCTTATCGGCAGCAGATGAGTCGACTTTATCTTTCAATACTACGATGGCCTTCGCCAGCCACCCGGGAACAGGAGCCCCCATCTTGCCGGCGTTCTCTGTGATACTGCCTACCTCAGTCAGAATATACCAAACCACCACCAAGGGACAAAGCAAAACAGTATAGGTAAACGGGAGGGCATTCGTCATGTTGGTGAGGAGTTGGCCGACTACCAAATCCAGAATACCGGCAGCTGTCACAGCAGCTACGCAACCTGCTTTATGCCAAAGACCCTCTCTGGCGATTCTGGAAGACCACTCTCCGTTCTTCATCCCGGCGCCCATGCCAGTGAAGACATCCATCGCCATGCAGAACACCCAAGCAACGATGAGCCAGCCAAACCAGCCCCATAACGCAGTCATAAGGGCAATAGCAGCGGTCATAGTTCCTTTGATATGGTTGATATTATCCATCTTCAGTTCCCCCTTCAAATCGTTCTACGAGCCTGACTGCAACCTCGGCAACCTCAGCTCTGGTTATCGAATCTTCCGGACGAGTGCCGTCTATTAGGCCCATAGCAGTGGCCTTATCCCAGCTTTTCGTTTTCATGTACCAAGGCTCTTTGGGCTTGTCCGCCTTACTGGCGTAGTCAGGGATACCATAGCCCCGGATGTACTTGCCGTTGACGGCGACCTTGCGATAACCAACAGCATTGTTCTTGTTGCCCTCGACGACAGTGATGGTCTTGCCATCACAGCAGGTAACAATGCCAACATGGTCGGCATATCCCATATTATCCCCAGCGCCGGTATCCTGCCAGTCCCAGAAAATATAGTCCCCGGGCTGTGGAACATAGGCATCGTCCTCTACCCACTTGCCCATTTTTTGGAAGAGCTTGATTTGCTCCTCACAGCCACACTCAGTGGGAATGATATCGGCGAGTTCGACTGCGATGGCCACTGCGCTGCCGAAAGTGGCACACCATGCATCGGTATACTTTACCGCATAGCCTCTGGCCAGCGGTTTGTGACCGTTATAGACGTCGATGATCCCTTTGTGGGAACCGTCGGACTCTTTGAACCCGACCCAGCTCTCAGCGGTGGCTACCACTTTTTGTCGGATCTCTGCCTCAGTCATACTACAACCCCCTCCCACCCAGCGGGGTAAGCATCGGGGGCCCAGATATTGCCGTCAATGGTGGAGCGGTACAGAGTACCGTTGTAATCCACCACATCACCCTTGTTATAGGCATCATGGGCGCCGCTGGGGGCACTCCACACAGGGTAGCCATCGGCATTCAGCCCGATAGGTTCATACAGGGCCGGAGTATCCGCAGGAGGCCAGTCGGCCTGACTGGTGTGGCTCTGGACGACTCGATAGAGCTGAGGGTCGCCGGTGCCGTTTTTGCCCTTGCGGATGATAGTGCCGGCCACATAGTTGACACCTGCCGCATAAACCGGATAGAGCGTAGCAACTTCCAGAGCCCTCTCATCATCGAGAGAGGCCGCAAACATCTGCATTGCACGCCGGAGCTGTTCGGCAGCCTGAAGCTTTTTATTCATCGTCTTCACCTCCCAGCAGAACATTGAATACATCTTCCAGCGTGGGTTCCGGCTCGGGCTCAGGAGGCCTCTCCTTGGGCGTAATACCGACCAAGGCGCCGTTTTCGTCAAGCTGGAGGTCACAGTAGCCGCCGCAGTCCCAAACAGCTTTACACAGATCCTCCGGAACGGCCACCCAGCCCTCCACCCAGCACTCCGTCCGGTGGCTTTGGCTCTGTAGCCCGTGCCCCCCGTCCTGACGAGCTGCGATTTCAATGATTGTCAACATATTTTTTCCCCCTTTATGGTATCAAGAATGGCTTTGAAGGCATTTTGCAGAGCTTGCATGATCGCTTCACCCCACCTGCGGCCTAATGACTCGGTCTCTCGCTTCTTCTCGTCCAGCCACTCCTTTAGACAGCCGCCGGAAGTATAAAGCTGGAGATACGCTCTTTTATCCGAGTATTCCCGATGTAGACCAAGGATAGGAAGGGCTTTTTCTTTCAATCTTGAGCCACTTTTATGCAATCTTTTTTCCTTCGATTCCCCACTCGGCATATCGTGAGATGGCTCTCGGGATTGCTGTGGGAGCTTGTTTGGGTCAACGGCGCTGTAATAGGTTACAAGCATTTCCTCTAAATGCTCCATACCATCAACCTGAACGGACTCATCAAAACAGATTGAAAGACGTCCAAGGCCTCTCCTGATGGACCTGCTTACAGAGGACTGATCCACATCAAGCAGTGCTGCGACTTCCCGGATAGAAAGCCATTCGCCATAATAAAGGCTCATATACACACGCTGAAGCGGTGTCAGAAGGGAAAGAAAAGCTCGGAGTTGCTCTTCATCTGTGAGGTCTATCTTCCCATCTCGAAGGACGGCTTTACGGAGGACGAATGCGGGTATGGCAGCGTTCTTCAAAGTGGCATTCGCTCTCCGCAGTCCTCTCGATACAGAGCTCTTCTCTATGCCCAATTCCTCTGCAACACGAACAGCAAACCGAACATTCGCTCTCTTTTGGAGATACTCCCTCTGCCTATCAGTTAGAAGGCAGGTGGCCCTGGACGAAACCGTCTGCATAATGGAGTGGTCATCCTCTCCATCTTCGGCCTGCTCCACAAGTTCCTTATCAAGCCAGTTGCGGTAGGAATCCGCTTGGGCCTTTAACTCTCTTTGTGAAGACACCTTATGACGAGGCATCAACTCACGCAGTCGCCGGTTTGAGATCAAGATTTCCTCTTCCAACTCCGCTATTTCAATCCGCAATTTCCGCTTTTCCGCAATGGAGGCAGACTCCAAAGCCTCTTCAATCGCTTCCTTGCGTAAAATAAGCCGCTTGCGATGATCCCGCTCCTCAGTAGCTTTTTGTGTAGGCATAGACAGAATCAACTCCCCATATTATTTTTTTGTCGCATCGAATCTCGGAGCTTTCATTCCAATTGATGTGTATGGGGACATACGGGTAGGAATCGCTGAATCGTAGTAGTGTTCGCAAAGTTCGTACAGGTCTCTGGTCTGCACAAGTGCATCATGGAGAGATTTTCGCTTCAGGATGAGTAGAATACGTTCATCCCCTTCTGTCGTATCAATCTCCATATCGCAATCCTGAATAGCAATGCGAAGCATGGCAGCAGTCTTTTTGTAGTTCTGAGCGATCTCTTTCATCGTACTCATAGGCATTATCACCCAGCAAAGGAAATCTTTCCGTTATACCCTCCATCGGGACAAGAGAGCGTAATGTTGCCTGTGGCAGGGTCATAATCGACATGGGTCTCAAGTACTCCCCACGTGGATCCAGAGAAGGTGCCGTCGCTCCGCTTCATAAGGAGCTTATAGGTGAAGGACTCCGAAGAACGGCCGTGCCGCTCAGGAGTAAGGGTCAGCAAACCATCTGTGAACTCCTCTTTCGTAAACTCGACTGTGATTGACCGGCCTGCTCCGAGGCTATCCCGATAAATAGCCATCAAACTGGGGTTTTCGGTCACAGTGCGGCGCTGCTCAGAGGTCATGGGGAATCCGAGAGTGTAAAGCCACAGGACATAGGGAAGGTTATCGGAGTCGGGCGGGTAAAAGGCCGGCTGCCCCATATATTCCAGGAAGGTCCGCTCGTCTGTAACCACGGCAGTATATCCACCAGTCACAGCGGTAATGGCGACACTGGCGAGAGGGAGGTCGAAGATGTCGTCCGTCATCACAGGATCAACAACGGCGACAAGCTCAAAGCCACGCACATCGGCGGTCTTGTTCATCCGGGCACAGATATGGCAATCCTCTGTGACGGTGATGGTCTCGTCTCCCTCGAATTGGCACATACGGCCATTGACGAACACATACCCCGGCCGGATCTTGAGCGTGTTTCCTTCCTGCACCTCTACCAGGCAAGCGTTGCTATCTTTCTGAGGAACGACACCGGCCTGAGAGAAGAAGGGCGCAAAGAATGCCGCATAATCATCGGCATCATACTCCCGGTCAAATCCAGTCGGATGGGTGGAGATATCGGAGGTAGGTTCGGCGTTGAAAAAGAAACTTCTCATTGTGTTCACCCCTTAATTTGGCGTTTTAATTGCCCAAATACATTGAGCGGAGCTTTTCCAAAGGTGGCTGACATGGTAAGGCCGTTGCTGCCCCATTGCATTTCCATTTCGGTAATACGGGTGTCCATAGACACACCGAGACGGCCATTTCTTACAGTGACGATATCGCCAACACGATAGTCCTCCCGGTATTTGTAGCGGCCGCCGGAAGGGATTTCGCAAGTGAAACTCTCTGCGGCTCTGTAGTCCTCGGCTTGAATGAGGACGAGTCGCTTCATTTCGTTATACTCATCACCTGCAACCGGGGTATCAACAGAAATCGAGAGGTGTTTCTCCCGCCGGCGAATGCCGACAGGCTCATCTGCATCATCCAGGACATACTTTGCCGTGAGTGCTTCATCCTCGAACTCTGCCCCTCCAAGCGTGGCGTAAAAGAGGTTTCTCGAATCCGAGGTGTTGTGAGCGTAGCTTTGGGAGAGTGCGGTCTTGCGCTCCACATCGAAAATGACACGCATCCGGTCACTCTGTCCACCTGTATGATCCTGACCGTCTACCACATCAAAGATGAACTTGTGATTGGCGAGGTCGGGAACAATATCGTATCCGAGCCCTGCGGCCTCACCAAGGGAAGCAAGTACCTCGTCAAGGTTGTCATGCCTGGAAATGTACTTGTCGTCCTGAACGCCTCTCCCGCCCTGGGCGGCGATCTCAAGGCCGTAGACTTGCCTGGAAGCGGCAGCATCCTGGCCCAAATTGACGGCAACAAAATGTTTCATCACAGATTCGGTATCTCCGGTTGCGGTATCGTAGCCCTGTGCCCCGACAACCTCAGCCGCCGCAGGGGGAATGGTAATTCTGTCCTGGACAAGGCCTTTCAGCTGCCGTCCTGTGACGGTCAAAACGCCACCGGTGGCCTGCCACGAACAGGAGATATCGTCCACAATTCCCCAAAACTGCCCATCTACCAGGACAAGCCTGCCCTCTGTGAGTTTATCGGCATGCCGTGCATCAATGGGCACATCAATGGAAAAATAGCCGGGCGTGTAAAGCCGCTCTACGGTATTGATGTTCGTTGCCTCGGTGATCATCCCCCTCGTCACAAACCTCGGAGAGTCGATAACGGGCGGGTCAAAGATCCTAATGATAACAGACATCTTTACACCCCCACGATGGGCAGCCGATAGCGGACAAAGGCAAGCGGGGTATCCTCGGGAACATCGTTATAAATGGCGATCTGGTTTTTGCCCGGGACAACATCCCACGGCTCTGAGTCGAGGCTCATCCAGTGACTCACATCTTCCTTTTGCTCATAATTGCCGTCCTCGTTTTTCTCCCAAATGAAGGCGGTGATATCCTTCAGATCCACCGTCAATTTCTGCCCTTCAGCGATTGCGTGCTCGATTTTGATGGACTTCCCGGTAGTGAGGTTGGCAATCCTGACAAACTGACCTGTCGTATAGATTTCCAGCGTGGGGTAAACGCTCTCGGTGGTATCGTTATCGATGTTCGCAAACCGGTTGTAAGAGCCAAGAGGCCCTCTGACAGGTGCCCAAGGGAAATGGAGCAGCTTCATGTTCACGCCGAGCGAGATCACATACTCAGTCGCAGTCTCCCAAAATGGAGAATCTGCAGTGAAGTCAATGTCGATAGTGGCGTATGTGCCTTTCTTTTCCGAAATGGTGGGGAGGGCAATAGGCCGGCAGCGGATTTGGACAGGCCGATCTTCCCGGTAGTAAATCAGCGTGCCCCATCGATTGGGCGAAAACGCCTGATTGAGAAGAGTGCGCTGCCTGTCGAACTCTGCCTCGGCCGGATTCGTCTTGCTACCGATAATCCACATGGCGCCGCTGAATGTGATGGTAGGCTCATCGAGGGAAACATGATAGGTGGTCTGACCGTCCTGCCGTGGCGCCTTTCCGGTTTCCGGCGTTGCCCCAAGTGTGGAGGTCAACTCGGAATAATAGAAGGGCCCCTGCTCATTGAAAACGAAGGTTTGTCCATTGTCAGAGATCCAAGCTACAGAACGCATCACATCACCCCCTACGAGGACATTTTTTTGATGACTTTCGCAACGGTGGCGGCAACCTGACCGGAAGAGAGCCCGGACTTGGAATTGACGGTCACATTGGCGGTCGCATTTTTCGTCACATTAGTGGCCAAATTGACAACGCTCTTCGCAACGGTCTCCACTACCTTTGCCACGCTCGTGGCGGCTTCCTTTGCGGCCTTTGCTGCGGCCGGACCGTATTGAGCAGTTCCGCCGGAGGCAATCGCCCGGGCATCCGCATCATACATATCCTGGGCGACTCCAAGGTCGACATTCAGGCCCCTGGAAATGGCTCTCACCTCATCGCTGTAGGTTTTCTCTTTCTTGGTACTGCTACCAGAGCGACCATATCCACCACCGGACTCCAAGCGGCTGACAGCGGCATTGTAGTTCGCTTCGAGCCGGGCAAGGTTTGCCTTGTAGTCGTCCTCAATCGTCTTCAGGTTTTTGTTGTACTCGGCCTCGGCCTCGGTCAGCTTCGAGTTGGAGATCTTTTCGGCATCCTTGATTTGAGCCTGTACGCCCTCCTTTTCGGCTTCCTTATCACGATAGAAGGCGGTATCTTCCTTATCCCGGACGGCCTTATCAAGTTCTTCCTGCCGGCGAATGACTTCCTTCTCCCATTCGGCCTTATCCTCATCGGACCGGGCAAATTGGAGTTGGGCTTTGGCGGCCTCAAGGCGCTTTTTTGCCCGGGCGATAGCATCGTCCTGGCTCTCGTCTTCACGAAGCTCCTTCCTGGCCTGGATCTCTTTCTCGATACCGTCAATAACGGCATTGAGCCGCTCCTTTTCTGCGGTGAGCTCGTCCTTGATTTGCTGCTTCCTGGCCTCGTATGCATCCTTTGCCGCTTCTTTCTGGGCGTTGTAGGCTTCCTTGGCGGCATCTTTCTGCTTGGAGTACGATTCCTTCAATACCTTGAGCTGCTCGTCAAGGGCCTTTTTCATGGCCGCTTCCTGCTCCTTTGCGGCCTTTTCAGCGGCATCCAGCTGCTTCTTCCTCATATCCTCCAAATAGTCATGGATGGAGAGCGTAGCCGTCCTCCAGGCATCGGAGTTTTCATCGAGGTATTTATCACGCAACCGGGCGAGTTCCTCATAATAGTCTTGATCACTGACAATGCCCATGCGGTGGAAATAGTCAAGGTCTGCTTTTTCCTCGTTGTAGGCATTCAGCCGTTCGGCAGAGGACTTCTTTTGCCGGTCTTTCTCAGCGGCCTGCCACTCCTCATCGCTCTCCTCATAGTGCTTATTCTGGAGTTCAAGCCGTGCGGCAAGGTAATCCTCCAAGCTGATCTTCTCATTCTCGTAGGCCTCATTTAATGCCTCAAGCTCACGATTATAGGCTTCTTTCTGCCATGCGTAGTAGGACTCCTCCCACTTTTCCCGCTCGGCCTGATTGCTGGCGAGGTATTTTTCCGCAAGCGCTTTCTTGCGCTCGTAATACTCCTCGTCAGAGATCTCGTCCATCGCTCTCTGATGGTCGAGGGCAGAGACGGCCTCTTTCCAGGCATCAAGCTCTTTTTCTGCCTCCGTTTTTTCCGTTTTCTTTTTGGAAGAGGATTTAGACTTGGAGCCGGAACTATCCCGCCGAAGGGAGGTCATGGTCCGGTCAAAGTCATCCAAGCTTTTCTGTGCCTTGTCGAGCTCAGACAAGGCCGCCTTAGCTTGATTGGCAAGATTGGTGTACCGACTTGCATCGGACTCAAGAGAGGCTAAATCACGGCGTGCATCCGAGTCCATGGAGCTACGGTCATTATCGTAGAAATCCATCAGCTCATACTTTGCGCCCCTCGCCTCGCTCGCCTTCATGGCGTAGAGCTGAGCCATTGCGGAAATCTGCTCACGGATAGAGGCAGTCGTGGTGTCAAAGCCATTCTTTTTCAGAAACTCGGAGTTTACAACGGCAGAGGCCGCACTCTCGGCTTCTTTATAGGCAAGCTCATAGTCGGCCCTCTGGGAGGCAATATAATCGTCAAGAGCGCCTTTGACGAGCTTATAGCCACCCTCTACCTCCATGAGATACTCACCATACCCGGACTCCATGATCTTCTTCACGGTGTCAAGGGAGAGGTAACCACTGTCGGTAGTTTCATTCTGGGCCTTAGCCAACAGCTTGAAGTCTTCCTCGGTTTCCTTCAGTACGGTATTGAGATCAAACAGACGGCCCTTGGTCTCTTCAACAATGACAGCCGTTTCCTCGATTTTGGTATTTGCCTTTGCGGCGGCAGCAGACAGGTCGTTATATCGGGCCTCAAGCGCCGCAGTCTCTGACGAGTTTTCTTCCTGCGCAGTGGTAAGCTCATTGACTTTGACCCGGCAAGTGCCGACCGCACCGGCGTATTTAGACAATTCGAGGGCATTTTCCTCGGTGATACCGCCAGCTTCGGCCAAGGCAGTATCATATGCCTCTTGGGCCTCTGCGAGATCCTTCTGGGCCTGCTCAAGTTCTCTCTCAATTTCGACACTCTCGGAGTAGAGTTCGGTCATCCGCTCAATGGTGGCTTCCTGCTCACGCTGAGCGGCCAGAGCAGCGACATACTCACGCAAGGCCTCAGTGGTCATGTTGAGGGTGTCTGTCTGCTCGTTATAGGCAAGATTCAGGTTGGGGACGGACTCATTCAGTTCGGCCACCATCGCTGCAAGGGCTTCCTTCTGTGCAACAGTCTTTCCCTCTGCACCGGCGAGAGCGATGAGAGCGGCGACAGAGTCATCAATACGAGCGTTCTCGTCAGTGATAGACTGTGCCGTTTCATCAAAAGCCGCCTTGGACTCCCTCAAAGAGTTGGTCAGCTTGTCCGTCTCAGCAGAGGCCTGAGATGCAGAGGTGACAAATGCGGCAATCGCCGTTCCAAGGCCAATGATAGCGGTTGCAACCAAAATCGCCGGGCAGGCATTAAGAGCGTTGTTGAAGGCTGCTATTACAGGAGTGGCGGCAGCAGTGACGGCGGTATATCCGGCAACGCCAAGGGAAAGAGCTGCTACTCCAGCCACAACTCCGGCCAAAACATCAACAAGCCACGGGCACTTTTCGATGACGTCTGCAGCCCATTCAGCGACACCAGTGCCGGACTCAAGGAATAGGTTGATAGCGGGGGTAAGTTCATCACCAACAGCAATTTTAACCTGCTCCAAACTGTTGGAGAGCATCGTCATTTTGGCCTCTGTGGTCTCATACATGATACCGGCCTTTTCACTCAGGGCGGTATTCTCTTCCCATGCCTTATTCGCCTGGGCAATGGTAGAAGAAAGGAGATCACCGGCGCCGGCAAGGCCAAGGATGGCTTTTGTCTGCCGGACATTGTTAATACCGAGTTCGTCCAGCAGTACGATGGCGCTCTGCTCATTCTTATTCAAGCCTTCAATAAACGCAGTAAAAGCCCCGGCCGCATCGTTTTTCCATGCGGCAGAGAACTCCTTTGCGCTCATGCCGGCGATGGAGGCAAACTGACTCAGTTTATCGCCGCCGGTTTCAACGGACTTGTAAATAGTGGAGATCAGGGTGGACATAGCGGTGGAGCCGGCCTGCGCCTCAATACCAAGGGAGCCGACTGCAGCAGCCACGGCCATGATCTCGGTTTCCTGGAATCCGGCCATGTTTGCAGCGGCTGCCATGCCCTGGCTCATTTCAACGACCTTGGAAGCTGTAGTGGCCGTAGCATCGCCCAACTCCGCAACAACAGAGCCGAGGCGCTCATAGTCAGTCAGGCCAGTAATATTGGCAAACTGGGCAAGGAGGGTAGCGGCACTATCGGCGGTCAGGTCGGTGGTCGTTCCCAATTTCGCCATGATCTCTGTGAACTGCTCCACCTGGTCCCGGGCAACGCCCAACTGACCGGCAGTGGTAGCGATACTGGCAAGCTCAGTGGTTGTAATGGGCATTTCAAGGGCCATACGCTTGAAGCTGTCCCCAAACGCCTTCATTTCATCATCAGAGCCGCCAACAGTACGCCGCACGCCAGCCATGGCCTGCTCAAAACTGACTGAAGCATCCACACAGGCCTGAATAGCATCAATCGTCTCAGACAGTGCCATTTTCAGGCCGCCGGCAGTCAGCGCATTGGCAAGAGCCTGAATAGCCTGTTCCTGTTGCTGGACCTGCCGTGTGGCCGCATTTGTTTTCTTCCCATAGTTGTCAATAGAAACGGCGCAATTATCAGTGGACTTCTTTGCCTCAGACAAATACTTGTCGTTGTCACTGATCTCCTTTTTGAACTTCTCGACTTCCTTTTGCGCCGATGTGACTTTATTGGCATAAGAGGCAACGGCTTTCTGCGCCTTTTCCTGTACCGTCTCAGCCGCAGCGAGGTTTTCCTTGCAGGATTCCACTTCCTCGGACAACCTCTTCAATTCAGCCTCAGAGCTTGCCCCTGCTTTTTCGTATTCGCTCAGGGCCTTCTGGGCACTCTCCAGGGCGCCCTTGCAATCGGTGACCTGCTGGGCATAACGATTTTGAGCTTCCTGGGCAGCATGAAAGGCATTTTTAGCCGCCTCCACTCTCGCTTGGGCGGCTTTGAAAATATCATTGAGTACGGCTTGCTTTTGGGTAAGCGCTTCCACGCTATTGGCTTGTCCGGCGGTTTCTGCCTTTACTGTGCTTAGCTGGGACTTAAAGGTCGCAAGACTGGAATTGACTTCCGTGAGGGCACGCTTGTATTCGTTCTCGCCCTCAATAACCAGTTTTGTAGAAATAACCTTCGGCATTGCGCTTCACCACCTAATTCACTTGCAATGATATCGGGAATATGGTATGATTAAGTCAAAGAAAGGAGGGACTGCTATGTTGACTATATGGGGCTTCTTTTGCATGGGATGCTTGATTGTTGCTGCCATTAAAACGGTCAAGAATATGTTGTCCCCCGAAAAAAGGCGCCTGCGCCGTGAGGCAGAAAAGGTGCAGAAAGAGACAAAAGAGCTTCTCGGTCGGAATTGATTTTAGAAAGCCCTGGGCGATGGCCTGGGGCTTTTTATTGCCCTTTTCCATCCAGCCAGTCATCATAAACGGCCTGCGCCGCCTTTGCGGCATCTTCCTCGGCCAACTCATTGGCAACACGCATCCACGGCCGTGGAGAAATACCACGCTGCGGAGCGCCGTACTCAGTCACAAAACCGACCTCGGCATTTGTGGTATCCTTACCCTGCCGAGTGCCGCCCGGGTAGACACGGAGCGATGGACGGCCATATCTGTCTCGCTTCATTTTCGCTCCAGAGGAAATGGACTTCTCCAACTGCCCGGTGGACTCTTTGAAGTTCATTTGCTGGAGCTGCCGGACCTGGGCCGCTTTGATGACCTCTGCCTCTGCCATAAGCATATCCTCAAGGACTTCATCGGGAACTTCAGCCATCATCTCGATTTCCCGCATGAGATCATCAACACCGGATGTCACAAAGTCAGGCATTCTTTTTCCTCCTCGGATACAGCGTGGACATTTCCTCAGCGGTCATCTCACGATATTTGGGGGCTTTGTCGGGATCCTTCAAGTCAGCGGCCCGCTGAATAATGCTCACGATGTGCATAATAGGCAACTCATAGAGGAGCGACATATCAATTCCACCGCAGGCCATAAGAGCAATGACCTGGTACTCATCAAACCGCTCTGCAGACGATGATTCATCCGACTTTGGGGCTTTAGGGTCGGCCCCAAGTAGCGCCATGCGTGCGATTTGCGCCTTTATCACGAACTCTTTGTCTTTTCGGGCAAGGCGTGCCAAAGTGGGCAACTCTGGCCGATTTGCCTCAGGAATCATCATGTGGCACATCCGCAACAGTTGCCCTTCCAGTTGGTCCATAGAAGTGCAGTCAGCTATCGCATTGATAACACTCTCGCCATACTCCGCCCGATAGCGCAAAGCGGAGATAGCGGAGGAGTCCATATCGAAACGGACTCCTCCGATCTCCATCTTGAACATCATGCGCCGGCAGTGGGAAGCTTGGGCACAGGAACCTCGTCACCGAAGGTATCGTACCCCTCGTCACCGGGGCGGGCGGTGTACATGAACACCTTGCGGCCCATGCCCTTTTCATCGACATAGGCCTTCGTGCCGGTGTCGTCCATCAGATCGTCACCATAGACCCGAGCGGGGTAGGAGTAGGAGCCGAAGGCGATGGAACTCTCGTCAGTGGCGTGATTGCCGCTGCCCTTGCCGAGCTCCACATTGTACATCCAGCACTTAGCCATGCTGACCTTGCCGTCCTCGTCACGCTCCTTGAACTCGTAGTACATGGCACCACGAGCATAGTTGAGCTGCTCCACGCTCAGGAGGCCATTGGCGCCCTCGATGGCAAAACCGGCGGCCTTATCCAGCTCGGGGTCGGGAGCGGTAGTGCCGAACTCCACATCATAGCCCTTATCGTTGGGCACACGGAACAGGAGCCGGTCATCGGCATACTGCTCGGTAGCCTCCAACAGAGAGGAGGGATTCAGGCTCTTGGCGTAAAGGACGTTCAGGATCCCCTCGCCACTCGCATACTTTCCGTTTGCCTTGGGGGCAAACTTCACATTTTCAACGCCGTGAAAGGCGGCAGCCTTCTTACGATCCATTTTTTATTCCCCTTTCATGGAAATGATTGATTCTGTCTCAAAGACATAGTGTTGGCAGTCCTTATCGGTCGCATCGATGATCTCAGGCGGTGTAAAATCAGCCTTCACCAGGGCAGAGGAGATGTCACCACGGAGCTTGACACTGTTCTCTCCGAGCGGAAGAACGAGGTGGATCTGAATAAGGGCCTTCCACCAATTCGTCCCATTGTCGGAGAAGTTCACAGGAACAAGGTCATAGTTGAATGTGATGTACTTTGTCTCGTCCCCGGTGTAAACGCCGGGCGCTACGGTTGGCACAACAGGCCTGAGGGCCCCAAGGAGTGTTGCGTTCAGAGTCATAGAATCGCCCCCTTATTTTCGGAACAGTTCAACTCAAGATCCTCACCGTTTTTGGTATAGGTCCGCTCCACACGATAGCGCTTCCCCTCATAGTCGAGGAGTCGCTCTCCATTGTAGTCGCACGCCTTTATCCCAACAGTGAGAACAATCTCAACATCGGACTGCTTTGCGATCCAGAACTCCGAGCGTTTAACCGACTTGATATCGGCAAACACCTCTGCTTTGGACTCCATCACCTGGGGGTAACCGTCCGAATCGGCCCCCCCAAATGTGGAGATCAGAGTCACAATTTCACCGTACCTCATTTCCGCTCTCCTCCTTGCCATAACTCAACGACAAGGCCAAGGAATCACGAAGGCCCTCATAGGCCGCCTTGAACTTATCAGCATCTTCCGAATATCCGAAATTCGCTTTACAGTACAGGACAACGGCCTGCCGGAAAAGAGGGTCATCTTCCTTCAGGGAAATGCCAACCCGCTTCAAATCTGCCTGAGCCGCCGAGATAAGAGGATTGATTTCACCCTCGTCAAAATCTTTCGACTTAATCCTAAGCCGAAGCCTTACCAGCTCAGTCAGTTCCATGAGTCACCTCTCAGGCGGCCTTCTTCTTGGTGATGGTGACGAGGGAGTTCTTGTCAACGACCTTGCCGTCCACCAGCATGACGGCCTTCGTCACCTGGTTGTCGTTGTCGTTGTCCTCGTACCGCTTGACGGTCACATCGAGGTTGGTGTTCAGGACATAATCGTCCATCTTGAACAGGGCCGCAAAGGTCACATCCTCGGTCACGGACTCGGCATAAGAGCCCATGTAGTCGTTCAGGATGACCGTACGGCCCAGGAGGGTACGCTCAGGCCGGCCATTGATACCGGCGTTCACCCGGGCAATGGGCTGCTTGTTGGAGTCCACCATACCGACAAAGGCCATAAAGGTCTTCTTGGTCATCAACCAAACGGCGCCGTTCTCATAAGCCAGGGGCAGAGCCGCCTCAGCATCAACCAGGGTGTTGTAGGACAGCTTATCCGTGGCCTTGAGCTCCAGAGCCTGCCCGTCAACGGGGGTTTCAGCCATAATGCCCTTGGGCTGGCCGGAACCGCTGCCGTCAATGATGGACTGCTCCAGGGCCTTCACCATGGCATCGGCAACATTGCGGATGAAGGTGGTCTCGAACACGGTCAGGGCCATGGTATCGACTTCCAGGCTCACGGACACGGCGCAACGGAGCTTGTTGTAGGCGAAGTCGATGGAGCCGGTGGACATGGCCTGCTTTTCGCTGCCGGCGCCCTCAGCGACCCAGGTAGCGACAGGCTTCACGGTGGAGGTGGGGATCTTCACACCGCCCTTGTAGGCAGTCCGGGTCACCAGCGGCAGAACCATGCCGATGGCATCGATGCGCTCGATGATCTTCTCCATCAGAGTGGTGGGAATCACAGAGCCAATGGAGGAAGTCGTGGTGTTGGCATCACCGGTCTTGGCAGCATTGACGAACTTCTCGGGGATAGCCTCGCCACGGGTCACATAGTTCATGAATGCCTTGCGGTACTCAGAGGAGTCGTAGATATCCTCCTCGGTATCGGCCTGGCCCATGGCGCCAATCACGCCGCCCACGCCAGCGCCGAACGCATCAACGACAGCGGGGGCCTCGGTCATGGCACGGAGGTTGGCCTCGGCCTTGGTCTGAGCCTCATAGTCGGAGTCCAGCTTCTCGATCTCCTTCTTCTTGTCCTCGAACTCAGCCAGCTTGCCCTCATCAATGAGGGTCTGGGCCTCGTCCAGCAGGGCCTTACGCTTGTTCAGGTACTCGGTCTTTTTCATTTCAGGTTCTCTCCCTTCAAAGAAATCATAGTGAGTTCGGCTTTCGCCTTCAGGATTGCGGCGGTATTATCCGCCTTAAACGGGTTTCGCATGCTTTTCTTCAGTTTCTCCACCACCTGAGGAGGAAGGGTACTGGGCCCGGCAGCAACCAACCTACCATACGAGGCGACAGAGTCCACGAGGCCCGCTTCAACGGCATCCTTGCCGGTCAGCCAAGTCTCACGATCCATCATGGCAAGAACATCGGCCTCGCTTTTGCCTGTCTTTTCGACATAGGCAGTAGCAATAGCCTCGTTTGCCTTTTTCAGGATCTCACTGGACTTATCCATAGCGTGGTAGTCACCACGAGCGGTGGACGAAACATTGTGAACCATCACCATGCCGGTAGAGACGATATCGCTCTTTCTCGAACAGGCGACAACGCTTGCGGCAGAGCCGGCCAGGCCAACAATATGGATGATAACCTCACCCTTGTAGGCCTTGAGAGCGGCATAGATCTCACTGCCGGCGAAGATGTCACCGCCGCCGGAGTTGATGTAGACCTCCAGCGACTCACCATTCGCTTTTGTAATGGCATCATTCACATCTCTCGGGCATGTGCTGTCCATGTCAAGCCAGTCATACACCCACTTGTCATCGTTGGGAATGATGTCACCATGAATCTCAATTTTCATATACTCACCCTCTCAAAATCCGTTCAATGGTAGCCAATATAGCCGTATCGTTATCTCCTCCGAGCTTGGCGGTCAGAGTGGATACCGCATGATTTACAACCTGAGTATCAAGGCGCCGGATGGGCTTGTCCCCACCAGGAACAGGTGCCAAATTGAAAACGGAACGCCACTCGTTGGGGAGCATGGCCCCTCGGTCTACCATCTGACAGAGGTTCAACTTGGTCGACATACTGGCCGTTGCAAGGTTGGCTGCCTCGAAAATAATGGAGTTTCCATGTCCACGCTCACGCCGTGAAAACAACTTCCGTGTGTACTCGTTGGAAAGCTCGATGGCAACCGGCTCCAGCTCTGCTTCCCAGTAGGCGTTCCAATCGTCTTCTGTATATTTGCTCTGGACGATTTTCTCATTTGTCCCGAGGAGAGAATAGATCCGCTGGGTGGTCCGGTCCATCTGCGCCGCATTCGGCACATAGTCCTTCGGCTCAATTTGCGTGGCATCCATCTTTGTGTCTGTTCCAGCGACACCGTACCCGCCGCCGTCAATGGAAAGGAAATTCTCTGCAAACTGCTTTGTCTGCTTCTCGATATCCTCAGGCCGCATAGATTGATTAAACCGCAAGAGCCACCGAATCAGGCTGGAGTTCTTGATGGCCTTCACAATGCCCTGGTCGGTCGTGGTAACGATCTCCATCAACGGGGCAAGGGCCGGAGCAAGAGGATCTCCAAAGACATCGTCCTCGTTGAAGTCTGCCCTGAGGTGGATGATGGAGGAATACGGCCATGTGGCATACTTTCCGTTCTTCAGTAGAAAGCGAAGGTAGGGAAGATTGTCACGGCCGATAATCATCTCTGCTGTCATTGCAGGAATGGGGTAGATCTGGCAGGGCAGCCCGGAATCATCTCTGATAATCAGGGCAAACGCATTGTTGTTTAAGCACAACTGCGCCGCAAGCTTTTCCTGAAGCTTCTGCCCGGTCATGTACGGATTCGGCTCTTCCAGAAGAAACCGAATATAGGCCTCCGGATTTACCTTCAGGTCCATGGAGCCGTCTGCCTTTATGATCTCACGAATATGCTTGCCCACCAGCTTTCCGATGGCTTTCACCTTTGGGCGAATGCAGGCTCGCACAATATCGGAGCGGTAAATGTTTCCATTCCAGGCGTAATAGCCGTTTCCCCTCTCGGTAACAAGCATCACACTGGATTTCTCCACCTTTCCCCTGAGTCTGGAAAACAGTCCCATTCATTTCACCTCCTCAAATCAGGCTCTTGTAGTCCTCCATCTTATCCTGGAAGACCACATAGGCATCCAACAGAGCCGCCGTGCCGTCAATGCGGCGGGTCCGTCTCGAAGTCTTACAAGGCTGAATATTGCCGTTCCTGTCTTCCTCAACAGAGGTATTTGCAAGGCACCATTTATCAACAGGATTGTTGTTGTAGATGATGAGCTTACTGGACAAGTCCGCTCCGAGTGTCTTCATGGGCGCCGATAGGGTTTTCTTCCCCTGGATGACAGGAATCATGGCCTCTGCTCCAAAGTGCCTTGCCATTTCTTCCACCCAATAGGTAGCAGACCAGCTATCATAGCCAATCCATGGAATGTAAATATCGTAGCGGTCCCGGATCTCTTGGAACCATTCCGTTACATATTTGGGATGGACTTTGTTCCCGGGGCAGGTTCTTACAAAACCTTGCTCAATCCAAAAGTCATATGGGATTTTATCCTCCCGAACTCGCTCCTCGACAAGGTCAGCAGCCAGCCAGTACATGGACATGACATAGATGTGTTCATCGCCGGGAACCTGAAACAGGACCTTTGCAGCGGTCAAGTCGGTTGTGCTGGAGAGATCCGCACCACCGATACCATACCTGGGCGCAATGGCTTTTACATCGAAAACAGCCGGGTTATTGAGTTGGTCGAAGGTCAACCAGGCCTCGGAGGAAGTCTCCCGGATATTGAACTCCTTGCATACGAGGTTTTTAACCAGGGACGGATTTGCCTGGGCCTTTTTCACCTTATCCGCAAGTTGCTTGTAGTTTTTGATGGTACCAAGGCCGGGGTTGGCCTTCTTCCAGCAAGATTCATCCGTCCATTCGGCACGGGAATCTAGCTCATACACGAAGGCAATGAAATGTTCATCCTTGTAACCGCCGGTAGGGTCGGAGTAACCGTTTATGACATTGGCGGCATACTCATATTTCTCATCGTAGATATCCTCCCGGACAGTGCCGGCAGTCGATGTAATGAAAATAAGCGGCTGCTCTCTGGCTGTGGTACCATCGGCAATAATGTCAAAAAGGGCCTTGCCGTTTTTCCACTGGTGGATCTCATCCATCAATCCACCGTGGACATTGAGGCCGTCCAGTGTATCGCTATCAGAGGACAGCGGCTTGAAAACGCCATCGTTGAACATTTCACTTGAAAGTTCATGGGTCATTGGCTTAATCCGCTTGAGAAGCGAAGGAGACTTCCGTACCATCCTCTTCGACTCATTCCAGATGATTTTTGCCTGGTCTCTTTTTGTTGCCAACGCATAGACCTCTGGGCCGGGCTCTCCATCTCCGACAAGGAGATAGAGGCCAATTCCGGAAGCAAGTAGGCTCTTACCATTCTTTTTACCAACGATGAGGAGGGCTTCACGGTATTTCCGGTTGCCCTCGATATCGACAAAGCCAAAAACCGTAGCAAGCAAGGCCTTCTCCCAGAGTTCGAGGCGGACTGGCTTGCCGCCGAATTTACCCTTGGAATGATGACAGTAGTTCTCAAAGAACTCAATGACATGATTCGCCCTTTTGGGACTGTAGAAATACTCCCCAGAGTTATTATCCAAGTCCTTGATGACCTTCTCGTAGGTCTTCCTGACCTTTTCGCTCACAACCTCCCGGCCAGATTGGATTTCATTCCAATACTCCCGAATTGGGTTGTAGATCAACGGATACCGAATCATACATCCTCACGCCCATTCACGAAGGAATCGAATCCATCGTCTTTATCCTTGTCGCTGTCAGGCGGTGGAGTTTCCTCTTTCGGCAGCAAGTCCGTCAACTGCCGGATGATCTTCTGGTAGCTGGCATTCATGCTGTTGTAGGCATCGGTAGTTGGGCGCCTGCGCTCATACGGCTCTTGGGTCTCGCTCTGAGAGAAAAGCTCCACAAAGCCGTTCAGAACGAGATCCTCCTCCATATCATCCAGAGAAATCCGCATGAAGGCGGCTCTTTCTATAAGGCCCTCCGCTATCTTCTTCTTTTTCGAGTCAAGTCCTTCTATCTGTTCCATGAGGCGCTTGACCTCGGCCTTAATCCGGGCTTCTTTCGATTTCTTTTTCTTCTGTCCCATCTCTAAAAGCCCCCTTTCGGCTCTCGTTTTGGGGAGGGGGGGTCACGCAAAAAACTCCCGTATTTCCAACGGAGG